AACTATTGGATGACCAAGCGGGAGACCCTGACTTCCCTTTTGAGTTCGGCCTCATCAGGGACGAGGTAGAGGGTCTTGATAGGGGCAACTTGGGTATCATCTTTGCCAGACCAGAGGTAGGTAAGACCACCTTCTGCTGTTTCCTAGCTGCAAGTTATGTACGTGCAAAGCAAAACGTAGTATATTTTTCTAACGAAGAGCCAGCAAAGAAAATAAAGTTGCGTCTCATCCAATCGTTTTTCGAAGTTACAAAGGAAGAACTTGACAAGAATCGTGCGAAGTACGTACCATTGTGGGATGAGCATATTGCACCGTACTTCAAAATCATGGCCTCTGTGGGTACGAGTGTTGAAGAGGTAGACGAGTACGCCAAGCTGAACAAGCCTGACATAATCTTCTGTGACCAGCTTGATAAGTTTCGTATCGCTGGTGAGTACAACCGTGGTGATGAGCGGTTGAAAGAGATATATGTCAACGGACGCGAGATTGCCAAGCGCAATAACTTACTGTTCTGGGCTGTGTCGCAGGCAAGTAATGATGCCCATGACCGACAGTTCATCGACTACTCCATGATGGATAACTCGAAGACAGGTAAGGCTGGTGAGGCAGACATTATCATTGGTATTGGTAAGACAGGTTCGAGTGAGGTGGAGAACACCGTACGACACATTTGTATATCAAAGAACAAAATTAACGGATATCACGGCATGATAAATGCACAGATAGACATAGCAACGGGAGTGTATTACTGATGCGTGTTCTTACCTTTGATGTAGAAACCACACATAAAGACAAGCCTAGTGGTGGTACAACTGCGTTGCCACATTTTGGCAATCGTCTTGTATCTGTAGGTTTCAAGTGGCTGGGTAATGATGTACAATATCTATGCTTTCATCATGCAGACCGTGAGCCTAGCCGTGATGCGTTCAACATCTTTCAAGATGCTTTGCGTCTTGCAGATGTGGTAGTTGGACAAAACATTAAGTTTGATTTACAATGGGTACGCTCATGTAATTTTACCTACGAGGGGCATGTATATGACACGATGGTTGCGGAATACCTGCTGGCGAAGGCGAGGCGTTGGCCTCTTGGCCTTGCTGCTCTTGCCCAAAAGTATGGTGGCATACAGAAGGAGAAAGACCTCGTTCAGCCATATCTCAAGAATGGGAAGACATTCTACGAGATACCGTGGGAGATAGTAGAAGAGTACGGCATAGCTGACGTAGCCGCTACAGAACACGTTGCACTCAAGCAATTAGAAGCCTTTGGCACAACCTTTGAGGAACTTTATGGAAAACGAACTGATACCGACACTGAAGCTGTCGCTTGAGATGACAGACGTACTCGCCAAGATAGAGTACAACGGTCTGAAGATAAACCTCAACACACTTGAGCAGATACGAGAAGAATACGAAACTGAGATGCACGAATTGGAGATGCGTCTGGACAGCTTGGCACGTGATGCTATGGGGGATACACCCATCAATCTTGCCAGCCCGGACGACAGGTCGATGCTCCTATACTCACGCAAAGTTGCAGACAAAACCCTCTGGTCACAAGTGTTCAATCTGGGGCATGAGGTGCGTGGCTCTACTCGCAAACCAAAAATGCGTACTCGCATGAGAGCCAAAGACTTTAAAGAAAACGTACGTGGTTTGACACGTGTAGTGTACAAGACAGAAGGGCAACGTTGTCCAGACTGTGATGGTGAGGGACGCTTTCATCCACTGCGTAAGGATGGTACACCCAGCAAAGCAGTGCGAGTTTGTAAGACATGTAAAGGTACGGGTGTCCTGTACCGTAGTACCGGTGAGGTAGCTGGCTTCAAGCTTGTGCCTCGTAATCCTTTGGACGTTGCGTCTGCTGGTTTTAAAACAGACAAAGTTACACTTGAGGAACGTGCGCCAGAACTTAGCGGTGAGGCTCGTGACTTTGCAGAATCGTACGTAAGGTACAATGCCTTGCGTACCTATTTAAGTACTTTTGTTGAAGGGATGCAAAACAATGTTGATGAGAATGGTTTCATACACCCAGAATTTATGCAGTGTGTTACGGCGACGGGTCGCCTTTCGAGCCGCAATCCTAACTTTCAAAATATGCCACGTGGAAATACCTTCGCTATACGCAAGGTTGTTGAGAGCAGGTTCGAAGGCGGTCAGATACTTGAGGGGGATTACTCTCAGCTAGAGTTTCGTGTTGCTGGCTTCTTGGCTAATGATGAGGGTATCATGTCAGACGTACGGGCTGGCACGGATGTACATAGCTACACAGCCAGTGTGATAGGTTGTAGTCGGCAAGAAGCCAAAGCACATACTTTTAAGCCGCTGTACGGTGGTGTGAGTGGCACTGAAGACCAGCAAAGATACTACCGTGCGTTCAAGGAAAAATATGCAGGTGTCAAGGAGTGGCACGAGAGGTTACAGAGAGAAGCTGTAAAGCATAAGCAAATTAAACTACCATCAGGCAGACAATATGCTTTTCCAGATGCAAAGTGGACAGAGTGGGGTACAGCTACAAATCGCACCGCTATCTGTAACTATCCGGTGCAGGGATTTGCAACCGCAGACCTGTTGCCTGTGTGTCTTATACGTCTTAGCCACCTAGTGGAACAAAATAATCTACAGTCTGTAATTTGTAATACCGTGCATGACTCTATTGTAATGGACGTACATCCAGATGAAAAAGACATTTGTATCAAGCTGATGACTGAGGCTATGTTAGCGATACCTGAAGAGGTACAAAAGAGGTATAATGTACAGTATACTATGCCTGTTGACATAGAATTAAAAATAGGATACAACTGGCTTGACTTACATGAAGTCAATGTGTAGAATCAATCTACGCAACCCTGATTGGAAATGGAGAATCGAATGGGAAATATTGTAAATAATGAACTGGACTCTTTGGTAGCTGCGTTTAATTCTAATGATGAAACTGCTTTGATGGCGGCTTCTGGTCAACAGACCCAACAGAAACAAACTGGTTTACCGCGATTAAATATTAACTATGATATGGAAACTGAAGATGGCATTGCTCTAACGCGAGGTGATTGGAAAGTGTACGTTGATGGTAGGTTCTTGTATGCGCCTACTGTGCAATTACGTCCTATTCTGCGTACTTTTGAGTATAGCTTGTGGGATGCAGATGAAGGGGGCTTTAAATGTAAGTCTGTGCAGAAACCAACTATATCGGGTGACTTTCCTGATTCGGATGGCACGAATAAATGTGGTCGTCTTCGTCGTGATGAAGAAGAAACTGCATCAGAGGAAGTGCAAATGCGGTCTCGTGCCGTTGTTTGCAATCAGGTAATCTACGGTCAACTGTCAGGTAATTTTAAAGCTGCAGATGGCACGGAAGTTACTTTGGATGCCCAGCCTATCGTAGCGTATTTCAAACGTTCTGGGTATAAGCCGATTGGAGATTTCATTGATGGGCTTTCTCGTCAAAAGAAATTGATGCAACGTCAGGTTATGAATCTGGCAACGTCTAAGGCCAAGAAGGGCAGTGTCACTTACTGGATTCCTGTTCCTACTTTGCATGGTGAAGTTCCTATTACAGAGGCTGATAAGCAACTGATGGGTATGTTTGCTGAGACTGTATCTGCACATAATAATTATGTGATGGAGCAGAACCGCGAAGCCACTAAGTTTGCAAGTGGTGGAGACTTTGACTTAGCAGACGACTTTACTGATGTTGACGCTGCTTAGTATTCAAGACTTTTTGGACAAAGCAAGCAGGGGGGAACTTGATGTCTCCCCTGCATCACTTAATAAATTTAAAATTGAATGTCGTGAAGCTGCTGCAAAACAGCTAAAGCGTGAGAAACGCGAATGGTACGTTCGCATGTCCGGTCTTGGTCGTCCCATGTGTCAGCAGATGCTAGACAGAGATGGTGTCGAAGAGGAGATGGAATACAATGCTGTGTTCCGCTTTCTGTTTGGTGACCTGACTGAAGCGGCAATGATGCTTGTACTGCGAGAGGCCGGTGCGGACATTAGAGGCGCACAGGAGAAGTGTTCTTTACATCTTGATGGGTACATAGTCAGAGGTACGCTTGACCTCATCCTGCGCGATTCTATGGGCATTGACAGGGTGTGGGATATTAAGTCTGCCAGTGATTGGGCGTTCAAGAACAAATGGATTGGCGGGTACGAGAAGTTGCTCGATGAAGACCCGTTTGGGTATATCATGCAGGGCTTTTTATACGCTGAAGCAATGGGTATGCCGTTTGGCGGTTGGCTCGTTGTAAACAAATCATCCGGTGAGATACTTGAAGTGCCTGTTCCTGAGTGGCACGACACAGATAAGCATAAGTATCTGGAAGAAGCAAAGCGTCGTGTAAAGGTACTGAATGACCCTGATGCACCGTTCGTAAAGTTTGAACCAGAAGATGAGACCTATCGTAGACAAGGACAGATTATCAAAACGGGTAACAAGATACTACCTCGCGTATGTGGATTCTGTGGTTACCGCGCACATTGTTGGCCTGATGCAATCTTACGAGAAAAAGTAACCTCACAGGCTAAGAACCCTCCTAAAACATGGTATACTAGATTAAAAAAGAAAGAAATCTAATGCCGTACATCTTGATGAGAGAATACGATATAGACTTAATGGCTTTGAACGATGACTTGCACCATGCGTATGTTGAATCACATACAGGTACAGGGGGAGAAAGACGTGTCGTGTATCTTCGTCAACATGAAAAGGGGATGCCTATCACACTTAGAGAGAATTACTCTGATGATGGGTTTCTACGTGCAGAAACGTACGAACGAGATGCACGTACTGTCGAGAATGAATTGTTAAAAATAAGACAACTATCTAATCAAGGGGCAAACATTTGCGTACCACTAGCACCGCTCACAAAAGAACTAGATGCTATTCAAAGACTATCCCCAAAACTCGCAGGATATCTAAAACAAAGACTAAATTCGATAAACTTAATAGTATGAAACGTAAATTTGCAAATAGAAAATCAGGGTATCGGTCACAGTTTGAACTCAGTTTGGCACGTAGTTTGAAAGAAAAGAACATACCGTTCGAGTATGAAACAAAGCGACTGACATACATACCTGACCCTAAGACATACACCCCAGACTTTTACCTACCAGATACAGACATTTACATTGAGGCAAAAGGCGAGTTGTCTAAGCCAGACAGAGTGAAGATGATTCTGATAAAGAAACAGCATCCTGAACTTGACATACGGTTTGTTTTCATGAATTGTCGTAATAAGATATACAGGGGAAGCAAGACAACGTACGCTGATTGGTGCATCCGACATGGGTTTGATTGGTCAGAGAAACACATACCAGCCGAATGGTTAAGAAAGGCAGACAACGATGAGTGATGACATAAAGAAGAAAGTAGAAGCAGCAAGTCTGTTACCTGACAGGTATTACCTAATCATGAACTATGAAGACGAAGACTCGTTTTCTATGACAGCGTACGACACAACAAAAGGTGAAGTGAATATGGAAAACGTACCCGCTGGCATGGTTATGTTGTCTGGTATGATTGAGTTAATGGAAAATGACTTTGACCGTGTGTGGGATGCAGGTGTTGCTCGTCTTAGCTTTATTGCAATGGCGGAATCTTTTAAACCAGAAAGTAAAGACGGAGAAGATGCTATTGATAAGATTGTTGCGCGAGAAGATAATATTGTGAAAGTAAATTTCGGAGAAACGCAGTGACAAGCTACATGAACATTATGAAAGAGATAGAAGAAAACGAACAAGCAGGTAAAGAGGCATATAGCGGCTATGATATGGTTGACAAACCCTTCCACTACAATCAGGCAGGTATCGAGTGCATTGATGCAATCAAAGCGGCGACGGGTACAGGCTTTGAACAATACCTACAAGGGAACATCATCAAGTACGTCTGGCGATACAGATACAAAGGCAAACTACAAGACCTCAAAAAAGCCCAGTGGTATCTCGAAAAGTTAATTGAAGAGAAGACAGAATGAACTGTTGGCATTGCAAAACAGAATTAATCTGGGGATGTGACCACGACATGGAAGAAGAGAGTAGTTACTTCTCTATGGTCACAGACCTACACTGCCCAAATTGTGGCAGTGAAGTTTCAGTATACTTACCAAAAGAAAGAAAAACCGATGAATAATATGTTACCTACCCCTTATCAGCAGTTCATTCACAAGTCACGATATGCTCGTTGGATTGAAGATGAAGGACGCAGAGAAGATTGGCATGAGACTGTGTATCGTTACACAAACTTCATGGCAAATCATCTTAAAGATAAACATGATTTTGATATACCAGAGCAAGACCTTTCTGATATACACGATGCTATTTTGGATTTGCAAGTCATGCCAAGCATGAGAGCCATGATGACATCTGGTGCTGCGTTGGAACGAGATAATGTATGTGGGTACAACTGTTCATACATTCCTGTGGATAGCCCCCGCTCATTTGATGAATGTATGTACATTCTTATGTGTGGCACTGGTGTAGGGTTTTCTGTTGAGCGTAGTAACGTGGATAAGATGCCTGTGATTAGTGATGCAATGAATGACTCTGAGACCGTTATCAAAGTTGCAGATAGCAAACCGGGATGGGCAAAGGCATACAGGGAGTTGATTGCCCTGTTGTACGCAGGACAGATTCCTACATGGGATGTATCAGAAGTTCGTGCGTCTGGAGAACGTTTGAAGGTCATGGGGGGAAGAGCCTCTGGCCCACAACCTCTCGTGGACTTGTTCACGTTTACTGTAGAGGTATTTAAAAAAGCGTCAGGACGTAGACTATTTCCGATTGAGTGTCATGATTTGATGTGTAAGATTGGGGAGATTGTTGTCGTAGGTGGGGTAAGACGCTCTGCTCTCATCAGTCTTAGTAACCTAAACGATGACCAGATGCGTCATGCCAAGGCAGGACAGTGGTGGGAGAATGAAGGACAGAGAGCCTTGGCTAACAACTCTGTCGCATACAAAGGTAAGCCTGAGATGGGTACGTTTATGCGTGAGTGGCTTGCGTTGTACGATAGTAAATCTGGTGAACGTGGTATCTTTAATCGTGAAGCTGCAGACAAACAAGTTGCACGTAACGGCAGACGAGAGACAGGACACCAGTGGGGTACAAACCCCTGTAGTGAGATTATTTTGCGTCCATACCAGTTTTGTAACCTCTCTGAGGTCGTCGTGAGGGCTAGTGATACCCTTGATGACTTACTGAGGAAGACGAGAATTGCCACTATTGTAGGTACAATACAGTCTACGCTCACTGATTTCAAATATTTGAGGAATGTATGGAAGAAGAACACAGAGGAAGAAAGATTGCTAGGCGTGTCCTTAACTGGTATTATGGACCACTCCGTTCTATCCAAAAATGTAGACAGCAAACGTTGGCTAGAGAAGATGCGAAAAGAAGCCGTCAAAACGAACGAGAAGTATGCAAAGATGCTTGGAATCCCTCAGTCCGCTGCAATCACTTGTGTAAAGCCGTCGGGTACTGTGTCACAACTCGTGGACGCAGCTAGTGGCATACATGCTCGTCACAATGATTACTACATTCGAACTGTTCGTGGTGGTAATTCTGACCCTCTTACTCAATTTATGAAGGAGTCAGGAGTATACAATGAACCTGATGTTATGAAGCCTGACACGACCACGGTGTTTAGTTTTGCTATGCAGTCACCTTTGGGTGCAGTGCTGCGTACAGATATGTCTGCTATCGAACAGCTAGAGTTGTGGAAAACGTACGCTCTGCATTGGTGTGAACACAAGCCATCTGTAACTATCTCTGTTAAGGAAGAAGAGTGGATGGATGTAGGTGCTTGGGTGTATCAAAACTTTGATGTTGCATCCGGTGTTTCGTTCTTGCCTCACAGTGAGCATACTTATCAGCAGGCTCCGTATCAAGACATCGAACGTGAAGATTATTTAGAGTGGCAACAAGCGTATGATTATGTTACTCTTGATTGGAATAAGTTGACTGAGTTTGAAAAGGAAGATACGACTACAGGTTCGCGTGAGTTAGCTTGCACAGCAGACACCTGTGAAGTTGTAGACTTGAGTGCGGCATGATTGAAATTCAAATATCAGATGAAATGCTCTTGGCTGCTCGTTCTAAAACTCGTCAGATGGGGTTGTTAAACAATTCCATACTTAGAGGGGGCGGTAGTATAGCAGGATTTATAGGAGAACAAATCGTACTCTCTGTGTTAGGTGGCGTGTGGAAAAATTCGTACGACTACGATATCATTCTGGATGACGGTAAGAAAATAGAAGTAAAAACTAAACAAACTTCTGCTGTTCCTAAGTTACACTATGATTGCAGCATCAGTAACTTTAATACAAAACAAAAATGTGACATGTACGCTTTTACTCGTGTACACAAGGATTACTCTACAGGTTGGTTCTTGGGTATGCTAGATAAAAAAGAGTACTTTGATAAAGCTGTGTTTATGAAGAAAGGTTCACTTGACCCTGCGAATGGTTATACAGTTCGTGCGGATTGTTATAACGTACCTATATCTGAATTGAGACAAGCAAATGGCGCAAAAGAAGGTTAAGTTATTTTCTCTGGAAGCAAACTTGCTTACCAGTGGCAACGTAGAGATACTATGGGATGGTGTTGACCCCGACGATTTCGAACGCGAAATGAATTTAGGGATGCCAGAGTACGAAGGTTCGCACAGTGTAGCATCCCTAATTCGGTACTTGCGTACAGTTGGTGATGAAGTGATGGATAAGTCGCGGACGTACGTTTAGATAACGCCACGACCTTTCAATATATCTGCTTTTGTTACCTTGCCATCTTTATTTAGGTCAGGAAACTTTGCTTTACCGCCGCCTGCCATCATGGGCATACCCATTGCAGGTTCAACGTTCTTTGACTTTTTTTCTTCACGGGGCATTTGTTGCCCCTTTGCTTTTTTTGCAGACATCTGGTTTGCAGTGCCGCCGTACATCATTGGCTTACGACGAGTCATGCCACCATACATCATACCCTTGCGGGGGCCATTGTTGTACGTTTTCATATTTATCTCCAATTAAGGGGCTGTTATATCAAGGCTTGGTAGTATAAGGTCACCTGCGCCACCACCCAAGCCGATTTGACGCATTTCATTTGGATTTAATCCTGTGAACTCTCTTCCTGTTCTTTGTATATCTGCAGGCGTTGCATTTACAGTGTAACGTCTGTTTTCTGTATCTACAATCTCTTTTGTTTCAGTGCCTTGCGTGTGATACAACCTTGCTGCAGCATTGATAAGCGCACGTCTGAATGCAGCATCACGTTTAGGGTCGAGAGGACGACCGGTTCGAACCATCTCTGCAAAGGCTCTGCCGACTTCTACGTCTTCAAGAGCAAGCATAAAGAACTCGAAATCTTTTTTTCGTATACCCTGTAATGCAGCTTCCGTACCTAAGTAAGGTGCGCCAACAATGCCACGATTAAAAGCGTACATACGGCTAACGAAACTCTCCGGTGAAAGGCCACGAGGTATGCCCCTTATGGATATGTTCTGCCCACTGAACACTGAGTTTTCTGTTTCAGATAAGAAACCTGACATAGCTTCTAAAATCTCGTAGCTGTCATCTCCCAGTATTTCTTTCATAAGTTTGCGCTGTTCGTCAGTTTCTCCTAACAAACGCACGATTTCAGGCCGTGATTCGGCAACTATATCTGTCTCAACTATACGCACATTTTCGTCTGGTGATACAACACTTTCTGCACGTTTTCTACCTGTGGGTTTAAATACTCTTTTGCGAATGTGACGTACAACAGCATCTCTAATCACTTGTTTTACTGCAGCCTCATCCATTGTATCTAAAGAAGTAAGTGTTGATGTGATTTGCCTATACCGGCTAGTACCCCCATCTAAAATAATACTTCCAATGTCATCCGCACTATTTACGTCGGGCAACATACCTCTTAAAAACGATACCGCCTCATCTAAATTTTCTTTTCTTTTCTTTGCAGGAGCGGCAAACTTATCGATTGCAATGTTGATTTCTGCATTTACTTCGTTTTCTATTTTTCTAGCTGCCTCTTCTGATACAGAGCTTTTCCAAGGACCGTACGTATCATCCATGTGTTTAGTCGGATTTATTAAAGAAATTTCCCTACCGTTAGCGTCTAACATCTTAAAGTTATTTTCAATTTTTCTGGCTGCTGCCATCATGTCCTGCATAGTTGCGCCGTTTTCCATCATCTCTTTTAACTTTTCACCTACAAAAGCTGAAAAGTAAGAGCGGAATGTTTCTGTGTCAATGTCGCCTTGTACAAGTCTGTAGCCTATGGCCCTACCAGCCCCCTGACCTCTAACATTGCCCTTAGTAACTTGAAAGCTACCCAACGTTCTATTTATAGACAGCATTATATTTTCTGCAGACTGTGGGTTTGTCAGCATGTCTAATGTCATCCAGTTGTTGATTGCTTTATCGTACGCCTTACCTGATGGGTTATCGTTGGTAACCCCCTTCTCATTTGTACGCTGCTTTCCCCACGACATCAAACGTGGAACAAAGGCTCCTTCCTGTAAATCGTACCAGTTTTCTTTGTACTCACGCCACGCTCTTCTGCCACGTTCCATAATCTCAGGTAGTGTACCTTCAATTTCTCCCGTTTGTTGATTCAATACACGAAGGTTGCCTAACGGACGAGCGTTCCCATCTGCATCTATGACTTCAAAGTCACCGTACTTGCTCTCTACTAATTCAGAAGTAGCAGTCAACTTACGTGATACTGTGCCGTCATCCCTGTATTTAAAACCAAGTGCGCGTACAAAACGGTCTAATTCTGCATACTGCATGGGGTCCATATCAAAGAAGGGTAGATGTTGGTCATTTTCTGCAGCTTCTATAATTAACTTTTGTGCAAGCATCGCTTGTTTGTTTCTGCCTTTAGGAAAAGCTGCTGGGTCTTTTTTCTTTTCTTGCTTTACCATTTTAGCAACATATTCATCTACATCCATTCCAGCGTCCATAGCAGCGTTCATAAAAAATGGAGATGTTAATTCAACTAAAGTGTCGTCTATAGCCTTGATATCTCCCGGACGCATCCCTTTTCCTTGAACATTTAACAAACGCCCAGTTCCGGGATAGTCTAGCTCTGTCAAATCTAGTATAACATCTAAAACAGGAACAGTTGGGGGTGTTGTGATGCGCTGATTAGTACTATCTAAAAATACAGAGTTATCACTTTTTAAAAATACAAAATCTTTTGATGCAACTTCTTTTGCTCTACCGTGACGAGAAACAAGGTGCATTTCAAACAACCCCAACGGACCAACGCTCATTGCTACATCTGGATTGTCTTTTGTTTGTAAGAACGCACGTGCTTCCTCCCCTGCTCCAAATTGTAACTTCAGTTCGTCCGCTTTGTTTTTTATAAGTTGAGTGATTGGTCCGTACGTGTTGATTAGATGTTGTTGAAATTCAGGTGCGGGAACTGCGTTCATGTCGATTAAATTCTTATCACGAAGAACTGTCATAGCCTCATCAAACGTCATGTGGTCACTGATATCAGGACGACCCCCCGGAGAAGCTGGGTCAAGCACACCTGAGTTACCATGTAAAACATTTAAGTATCCACCTACACCTTTTTTGGATACTACATCAAGAAGTGTTTTTAAGTTTTGTTGTTCAACTTTAGCATCCTCGTGATACCGCTTAACTGTTTCAAAAAATACTTCGTCCACGTTTCCGGTGGACTCCATTTGCTTTAGAATCCTATCCAACTCACTGTTTAACTGTTCACCTAACACACGTATCTGTTGAAGATGTTTAACTTGTTCGCCTCCAATTGCATCTTTTACAGCTACAGTTTTAGATACTGCATCTTGAAGATGTCGTAACGTAACGATATCAGTCAAAACCGGCAACGTTACATCAAGAACAGCCTCATCTACACCTGCATTTGCAAGTTTTGTCCTGTATGCGTCAATACGACGAGCATGTTCCATAGCCATGTCGCGTATTTCTGGTGCGGCTCTTTGAAAGTGTCGTATTAATAATTCTGTTCGTTTTCGTACATCTTTAGTAGTGTGGCTTTTTATGTAATCTATACCGGCAGGAACCTTTCCTTTGGCGACACTTGTCAAAAATCCTACACCTACACCAATTAAAGACCCTAAATCTCTGTCCATCATAGATGCCTCTTCAAAGAAGAATCCTACAGATGCAGCACCTGCTAAAACGTACCTGTCTTGTACGTTGTAGTCTCTGATAAATTTAGGAACTGCGCTTCTGCGTTGTATTCCAGTTAGGGAAATGCTAATTTCATCTATTTGAGAATCGATGTTTCTAATCTTCTCGTCTAAATTAGGGCGGTACGTTTCAGGGTTGTCTCTTTGTTTTATTAAACGAGTGCGTTGGTCAGTCAAAGCAGACAAACGGTCTGTTTGTTGCACAACTTCTACACGCATGTCTACTGGAAGAGACGCATCACTTACCTGAAAGGCTCTAGCTAAACGTTCATTTGTAATTTCATCTAGCTTATCATTCCCTTGACGAAGCACAAATTTGCGTATGCCAAAATTGCCTTTTCTGTATTCATCAAAAAATCCTTGAATAAGTTCCTGTTCAGGTATTTCTTTTCCACCAGTCAATTCAAACCGTTTTTTTACGTACGCACGATACTGGGAGTGCATGTACTTTGCGTTTGCTGTGGTAAAGAAATTAGATACCTTGTTGGGTGCGTTCATTTCAAGAAACAGACGTGCCGTAAAAGCAGGCAAGCCCGTTTGCTCACGAGCCAAATCTTCTGCTGTAGAAAGGTCCATGTCAATCCCACGTGATGCCCATTCATCTTGAAGCTCTTGAGAGGCGGGTTTCCACCACATGTCTAGCAAAGCTTGTCGACCTGTGTAAGAAGAGATGTCTTCGTTGTACCATGTATTTATGCCGTCACCAAACCAACCTGCAATTTCTCCGACCATGTACAGACCAATTTCTGCTGAACCTCTACCTAATGTTTCAGTTGCAAGCGTACCTATTCTTTTTGCTTCTTTAATTGCAATATTTTCAAGAGCGTCATTAATTATAAAGTATCTGGCACGGGCAGGCACGTTTTGCCGTAATAACTTTTCATTCAAGTGTTGTGCGTGCATAGCCCGAATAACTTCCGCTCCCGGTTCGTCTTGATTCGCACCTAATGCTGCACCAAAAATTCTGTTAGTGTATGCTAAACGGTTGTACGCAGATGCAGACATGTCCTTGTAATTTATTTCCATCTCACCTACACCGAATGGACCGGGTACGGTTATTGAATCAGGAACTCTTGTTAGTTTGGCAACCGCTTCTTCAAACGGAAAATCTACGTATTGAGCATCTTGTGTAATGGCGCGAACTGCACCAAACTGATTCATCATCTCTACACGTTCTTCAAAAGTATCAGGCAGTATTTCTATTTCGCCGTCTTGATTTTCTACAGCATCCCAAGTCATAAATTGATTGGTTACGTAATCTTCGTCATCCAAGTTAAGTACGTTTGAAATACCTACTTTTTCCCTAAATTTTACCTTTGTCCAATCTACAGGCACTTTTCTTTTGGTTACCATTCCCATGCCCGGTATCTTTATGTCTGTACCCGGTATCGGGGTGGGGGCCATTTCTGTTTCAATCTGGTCAGTGAGTACGCCAGACGCTTCTACCGCTTCCTGTTTTTTCTTCTGTTCTTCTCGACGCAAAGAATCTGCCTGCAAAAATGCACCTATGGGAGACGCTGACGGCATCAACGTGGACATCTGCAAGCCTATGTTAGATTGTTTAGTATCTTCTGCCATTAGGTAGAGCCGCCTTCTTCGTTACTTTTCATTATTTTAAATTTAAAAGTTCGTTCTGCTCTTTGACGTTGTGAATCAGTAAGGTCGTCAACAGTCACGCCTAGTCTCGTTGCTGCTTTTTGCAATTCTTCGTTCAATCGTTTATTGAACACATCTTCAGTTAAACCTAAATACTGGTCATCTGGGTCAAGTTTTGGAGAACGAGGATTTTGTCCCTTTGTATTAATGTAATTAACTGCATAGTTTATTCCCATATCGATATGGTACACGCTGTCTGCAGCCATGCTAAGTGCAACAGCCGTGTTGTAAGCAGCCCTTTCTCTACCGTCAGTAGATGTTTGATACTTTGCACGTGTGTACATATCTTTAATTAAGTCTCGTGCTGCTTCAATCGTGTCAACCTGTGTCTCTGCACTTGTTATAAATCCTTGACGTAATGCGTTAAGAATTAAAGCAACGTCTTGGTCAGAAATCGTACGACCCCCTGTGCCACCCTGCACGGCTGCAGATATCTGATAAGCTAAAGTAACAAGATAAAATTGACGAGCAGCTAAATTCCGTCTTACTTCAGGGTCCATACCACGAGAGGCTGCATCCACTTCTGCAGCCATTTCAGATACAATTTTTTCAATTTGGTCTCTGCCTGTGTTCCCTGTATTTCCCGTTGTTAAATTTTGATGTCTTCCAGTGGTAGCTAGACCAATAGACTGTTTAAAGGAATCTAATCCAGATAGTAGCTGTGTAGCGTTAGCTGTACCAGACCCACCCAAGAAATCTAAAACTACTCCCTTTAATCCACTTACAACGTAAGGTAGGTCAGCCGCCTGTAATCTAAAATTAGCAATACTTGAAGGGTCAAGTAATGTAGCGCGGCCTGTGTTTCTGTCTATGTTATAGTAAGTACTTAAAAAAGAATTAGCAGTACTCAAAGCAGCAAACGCACTATCTCTCATTTCTATACCTGCAAAGAAACGTTTTTCACCGGGGCCACCCATGCCGGGTTGAAATTCTAGTAGTGCGTCTTGAAATTCTGGGGACAAATATGCGCCGGGTCCACCCTTTGCCTTTGATTTGCGGGAGGTAATCCAGAGTTGTTGAGTTTCTACAAGGTCTTCAAAAGAATCTGCTGCACCTACAATTTTATTTGCAAAGAATTTTACATCATCAGGTTGAACACCTAAATTAACTCCATTCGACCACGCGACGAAAAGGTCCATGTATGTACTATTACCATCAGGAGTTTTTAAGTTTCTTAGACTTCTGTACGCTTCAGGTATGGCTTGAATGTCACTGTACCTAATTATACCGTTAGGGTCGGCTACAGGGGTTACTCCGTCAACAGGACTTCTTTCTACATCAAACATAAGCATCATAGCTGGACCTGCGTGTCGTATGTCATTTAAGCCTTGTACTTGCATGTAATGAGATTGCAAATAGCTATAATTATCTCTTTGTGCTGCTGGAACAGAAGTAGGAATCAAACGTACTTTTTGATTATGCACAGGTTGAATGTGCGTTTGATTTGGACTCAGTGCGTAATCTTCAGGCAGAACAACTACTTCGGCTGTTTCACCTAAAGCAGGGTCAGTGTTGCTAAAAATAAACTGTTCCATATTTGTAAACGCATCGTCAAAGCTAACTTTATCGTACTGTTCAAGAGCCTCCCGCATACCTTTAATTTCAAGCATCGGTCTTGTAGTATCAAACACTTTCTCTACCAGAGGTTTAAATTCTTGAGGGGGAATTGCAGCATCTCTATTCAAGGCATTGTTTCTACGACGCTCATCTTCTGACTTGGCTTTTTCCTGTTCGTACAAAGAGTATAGCACAGGTGCAAAAGTTCGAACGTATTCTTCTGCATGTCCTTCACGATTGTTTATCTTTTCGATACGAGACGGAGTAAGTTTTTGTACCATCGTAGCACGTTGTTGTGGAATACTGTCCTGTTTCATACCCCCAAAGAAAACAACTTTACCGTTTTCTATAAACGGCATTTGTTCCATATGTCCGTTTACTTTACTAGCCATAGTGCTGTAATTTGATGCGTTTGGTCGGCTGCTTTTTAATATCCTACCTGTGCCTTGTTCGACAGTTACATCTATAAGTTCTGTTGCTGTTGCTTTATCCTCTGATGTAAGAGAAGGGTCATCAACAAGTTTTAATTCACCGTTAACACGAATTGCTGTAGTTTCAATCGTATCCCGGTCAATAGGACTAACAATAGAGGGAGTGCCGTTTACTACGCCAACTTTTCCCTTGCCAATGACAGTGATGTTATCAAAAACGCTTGTAAATACTGGTGTGTTAAAATCAGACTCATCATCTGCATAGACTTGAACTGTCGCTCCTGTTGCCTTGTTAACAGCGGTAGCAATCGCCCTCTCTTGTTCCTTACCGTCTATAAATTCAGATTCAGGGTCGCCTACCTTTTGAGAGCCTTTGTACTTTTGTTTAATTTTAGTATAGTCGTGTGTGGCAACATCCAATCCATTTTGTGCTAACATATCTTCCATATCTTTAAAGCTTGAAGCACTGTACCTTTGTACCTTACCTTCGGGATTTGTCATCAGCCATTCGTACGTAATGTCTTCATATTCCAATGCCTCTGGAATTATTCTTTCTGCTAACACTGTACGTTCTGAAATAGTTTTACCTTTTGAATCTAGGTACGTGTTGTACCTTAATTTAACTATGCTTTGTGCGCCATGTTGTGCTTCTAGTTCAGTTAAACGGTCAGAATCAACTCTTGAATATTTTATACTATCTGATACCTTTTTGCCATTTTTAAATACCGCAGGAACAATAACGTCGTACAGAGGGTCTCCCTTACGAGCATCCTTGTCAAACTCTTCTTGTGTAAATTTTGGCTGACCAATAATACGCATATTAGCATCTATGTTAGCTATGTAGGATTGAAGAATACCTCCTGTGCGTATGGCTTCTGTTACAGCTTGTGGTCGTTGGTCAATAGTAAACATTTTGTCACCTACTCTGTAACCTCTATCAACAGCCATTCCAAACGCGGCTACTTGGTCATCTACGCTATATCTTTGCCTTGTACCGTCAGCTTTAATATGCCCTATCTGACGAGCAAAACCACCTTTGTTCCAATCAGGATTTAATTTATCTAACTCTTTTCTAGTTCCAATAATTTGATTATTATTCAGGTCAAGGCCAGAAAAAAGTTGTGTTCCCGCAGGTTCCTGATTTAGTTTGGCTTTAACTTCATGAGCAAAAATATAACTATTTCCGTCAGCGGAAAGCCCTGCAACTTTTTCATAATTCTGAGGTGGCATGGCTCCCGGAAGAACTGTTAGTTCTTGCGTATCACCTGTTTCTGTATTTATGTACAGACCCCTGCTTTGTTGAAGTCTTACATCTCGTACCTTAGAAAGGTCTTCAGCTTCTTGCTCTGCCTTTTTCTTTTTAATATCTGCTTGAAGTTCATAATCAATTATTTCTTTTTCTTGTGTCATCTCTGCTTTAGCAGCAGCAGCGGCAGCTTTGGCTCTGCGTTTTTTACCGTAGTTTGCAGTGAGAGCGTACAACCCAAGTGAAAACAAATCAGCCATTATTCCTGCTCCTGTTGTTCAGTAGCGATAAATCCCTGTGGAGAAACATCAATTCTAAAGTTGTTTTCTTCTTCGTAATTCATGCGTAATTTTCTGTTTCTCTCTTCTTCCATAGCAGAATACAACTCAGGATTACGTTGTTGCATAATGTTAAAGAACGCACCTTCTTTTACATTACCCTCTGGGTCTTCCTCTTCTTGTACGAACATCACAGGTTCGAACCCTTCTTGTACAGCCATGTCGTACAAAAACACACCAACTGCTGGCTTGATTAGTTCAGCCACATCTGGAGTAAACGCACCCGCCATAAATCCTTTAAAAGCAACTTGGTCTACCAACTCTTCAACAGTGATGCCAGCCAACATTAACTTTAACATATCCCCCCGTGCAGGACCGTTTCCTATGCTTTCTGTAATGTGGTCAATCGCATCATCAGGATTAGGAAAACGAGCAGGTTGCTCCCATGCCCACTTACCCGGTGGTCCAGTAAGAGAATTGCCCGGTGGGGCAGCAAGTGCAGTAATTTTATCTTGCATAATTTATCCTGTTAGTTTGGCACGTGCGCGTCTTCTTGCAGAGGTTGTGCTGGCAAGTGATGCCTTAGTGGTGACTGTTGGGTTAGCTGTTTGAATGGATGGTAAACCCATAATTCTAGCACGTTTAGCTAGATAGTTTTGTACGCGAGGATTGGCTAGTGCGCTGTTTACTTTGCCGTTGTTACCTAAAGGAATCATCCTCGCTCTACTCGCTTGAAAATTAGTGTTCGTATTTACACCAGACGCAGATATTCGAGGAACGGTAGGCAAGTCTTCAAATTGTAAACTCCTTCTTTTCCCCTCTGCTAGTTCCGTGCCAAAATCAATAAAGTCTTTTCCTTTTTCTAGATAAGGAGACAGAAACGAACCGACCTTAGTACTACCAAACGCTGGAATACCTAGCTTGTTAAACCCACTTCCTATGATACTTTCATCACTGTACCTACCATCAACGGTTTCTCCAAACAAGTATTCTTTCCCAACCATACTACCTAATATGGTTGCACCTAACTTTAGTGTATTTCCACCTACTGCTTTTGATAACCAACTCATATCTTCTATCCAAATATGTTATCGATTGCCTTGATAATCAAGAAATCGTCAAATTTATCATCGTACAATGAAGCGTTTTGACTGAAGGATGCTGCTTGCATTGCTGCGTTGTGTGCGCGGTCTTTGTCGTTCTCAGATATTTGCATAGCCCACGCAGCCTTGTCTCGATACAACTGCCATAAATTGTTTAGTGCGTTTTGTTGGATGCCAAGTAAATTAAGAGCGTTCTGTCTGTTTGCTTCGTTTTGATTTGCTGTGTTCTGTGTATTTACATTGCGTCTCCAGATAGCGTTGCTCTGGTCAATTTCAAGACGCATATTCGCGTTGAATTGTTCAAATTGTGCTTCCATTTGTGCGTTGAATTGCTCAAGTGCAGCAGATTGAGACGTATTAAATTGCTGCACAGCAATCGAACGCTGTATGTTTGCTGTTTCTATATTTGCGCCTAGTTCAGTAAAGAACTCTTGTATATCGTTTTCAGATTTTGCATTAAATTGTTTTGCAGCGTTTTGAGCAGCAGCATCCGATACGAGTGCGCTTACCTTCGACTGATATGTAATCGTATTTGATTGTTGTTCGTTTGTAAGATTTTGTAAGTCAATAGACAGAAAAGCTTTAGCGTTGTTTACAGCGGCTTGTTGACGATTGTTTAAGTTTGCCATGTCCATTGCAGCAAACGTTGCAGCGTTCTGTAATGCAGCTTGCTGTTCGTTGTTTAGGTTTTGTAGCTGTATAGTGGCGTATTTATCTGCATCCGCTTGTGCAATCGGTATGCCAGACTCCATGACGGCCTGTGTAATTGCTGCTGCAGCCATGCTAGACGCACCCAACCCGCGCTGTTGCATGATTGCATTGACACGACGAACAGCAGGAGAAGCCCACGGTGGAAGAGGCCCACCTGAGTTTATAGAGTTCATCAACTGACCAAGTTGATATTGAGTTGTGGCTCTTTGGTCTAACTCTTGTGTTGCTGCTTGCGCTATACTCTGTTGTCCAACCTGCCCCTGTGCTGCTTGCATCTGTGCATCTTGAGAAAGTTGACCTTGGGCTGCTTGGGCTTGTCCGATTTGAGGAGCAGCTTGTGATGCTTGATATGTGGCAGTTTGAAACGCTGCTGGGTTTTGCTGTGTGGGAGCAGTAACAGGAATAGCTGGTGCTACCTGTGGCGCAGGGCCAACAGTATTTTGGGACAGAAGTTCATCAGCTTGTACCTTCTGTTCTTTAGGAGTTATTTCTGCGCCGGTAGGTAAGGTTGATTCAGCTAGGTCCGCTTGTTGTGCCTCTTGTGCAATCGTGGCTTCTTCTAGTTCATCACCAGTTTTACCTTTGGTCGTTTTGGTATTTACAGGCTTTGTTGCCATGTTAGTATTTCCCTGATTGCCTTGATTTAGTTTTGCTGTTCCTGCTGGCAGCCCTTTTGCACCAAAACCGGGCAATCCAGCTTGAATGCCACCGCTACCACCACCGGGGGATATTGTTATATTCGACGACACACTTACTTCCTTGTCGCATTAATTATCTTGATAACCAGATATGTTATGGTAAGAATCCCCACTGCAAGTGCTATCCACTGATTTAACACGGGCAACCAAAACGGTGCAGAGATACCACCGATACCTATCGCTATATCATCGGGCTTCATCAGTCTGCATCCTGAATGGTGTTACCTTCAGCTACCCACTTAAGGATGGCTTCATATTCGATATTGCCGGGGCAGATAGGCACACCAACAGTTTTCCCATCAATCACTGCAATAATAGCAGAGTTAGGTTCACTAGGTGTAGGCTCATCTACAGGAATAATTTTTGCTCTATACTGTGCCGATGTGATATTCATTTACAACTCCGCAGAAAAATCTATATAACCAGCGGGATTAAATGCAAAGGCCATTGGTTCTGCACTGCCATTCAACCCACTATTATCAGCAAACCTTACATCAAGCGTAGTAATGTTACTTTCACTACTACTATAATGAACTGCGGGACTGCTTGCGGTAGTGATATTTCCCGCATTGTTATACCAGATTGCTCCATTTGACATTGACATTGATGGTGTTAAACGCATCGCAGTAGGGAAAGTTATAGGCGCAACAGGTATTTGTCCTAGAACACGCCCCATTGCAAAATACGCATATTGACCACTAGCAATCCTATAATAGTATCGTTGACATCTAGCCAACTCATCCCCAAATGACCGATGCTCAAATGGTGTGGCCTGTTCGCCTACTTCAAGCTGTACGC